TGTTAGTTAAATTAGAGGATGTTTTAAAATTCAGCGATGTGGAATTAATACTGGAACTGGCTTCCAAGCTAAATATAGGAATTAGCCAAAGAACAATAGATAAGATTCTAGGATAGAAAGGCACAATGGCTGTAATTGAAAAGGTAGACCAGCAAGATTTATTTTTATATGAGATACTTCGTAATCCAGTTCTCTGCACAGAGTTTATATACAATGTTGACAGGACAGAGAATGATGTTAAAGAGGAATTTACATGGTCTTGGTATCAACAAGAGTTTCTATGTGATTTTAATCCCTATGTTTCTCTTTGCTGTGGTCGGGCTGTAGGAAAATCAGAAGCGTTGGTGGGACTAATGACGTGGCTTTTGGTGTTCAACATATTCCCAGATGATTATGTTGTTTATACAGTACCAAATAAAGTTCATCTAGAGCCAGTATGGTCTAAGATTCTTAGAACATTTAGAAGCAACTCCTTTATCAAGAACCTAGTTAATCCAAGAAATGGGTTCAACAGTTCAGACTACACAGTTAGATTTTCTAGTTCTTCACAACTCATGTGTCGTATAGCTGGACAAAGTGGAACAGGAGCAAACGTAATTGGTTTGCATACTCCCTTTGTTATGTTAGATGAAGATGGATATTATCCAAACGGAACATTTACAGAGCTACAGCCAATCATAAATACCTTTACTCCTGGATACAGATTAATGTGTTCTGGTGTTCCAACCGGCATGAGAGAAAACAACGTTTGTTATCACGTAGATATAGAAAATACCAACTACACAAAGCACAGAATTAGCTCGCTGCAGAACCCAAGATTTAGTGAGGAAGACGAGAAAAGAGCCACAGAGCAATATGGTGGTTCAGAGTCAGAAGATTATGTCCACTTGGTATTAGGACAACATGGCAAGCCAGTCTACTCAATCTTCGACAGGACACTGATGAAAATAGACACCTATCCAGTATTTCAACTGACTGTGGATGGACTGAAATCAGATGATGTTGGGGAAATCTTTAGTAAGCTGGATTTATTTCCAGCCATTAGAGACAATAACTATGGGGTCATTACAGGAATAGATTTAGGATATACAGAACCAACAGCCATAAGTATATTATATCTTGATGGAAAAGACAGACTTGTTTTTCACGGTAGGATTAGACTATCTAAGGTATCTTATCCAGTTCAGGAAAAAATAATAGACTATTTGGATACAAAATATAAACCCCTCATTACTGGAATTGACAGAGGAAACGCAGGTATACCAACAATCCAGCATCTCCAAGAGAATCCAGAATACTCCCACAAGAACTACAAAGACAGACTCTATCCAGTTGACTTCTCTTCGTATGTTTCTTTAGGGCTGGATATGGACGGGAATGAGAACAAAGTAAAAGCAAAGCCATTCTTTGTGTCAGTTTTACAGGAAATGACAAATAACCATAGAATCATTTACTCTACAACCGACTTGGACATGGTAACAGAACTGGAAAGAATGACATATACTAAAAATCCAGGTGGTGATATAGTATACAGAACAATAACGGACAGGGGAGGGAAAAGAGGAGAAGACCACTTCACGTCCTCTTTGTTGTGTGGAGTAGGTGCTTATCACATGACAACCTCTTTTAGCCAAACAGCACCTAAAATTAAATTAATTAAGGCTCGGTGGATATAAAAATATGACTACATATAAAAACATAGCGGTTGCTGAATTACTCCAGAAGACCGACAATCCCTGGACTGTTGTACCTAAATTCCAGTCCTCAACAAAGGAAAATCAAAACACCGATTTCCTAAAATCAATTAACCACTGTAGATTTTTCTACAAAACAGAACCAATAGTTTCTACAGTTATAGACAAGCTGGTTGAGATTGGAATCAATGACTTGGTTTTCTCCAAGAACAAACTATCCGAAAATGAGTTTAGAGTCTTTATGGCTATTAAACCAAAGTTAGTAGAGTTTGCTGAACAAATGGCTACAGAGTTCTTGCTTTCAGGTCTTGTTGTTCCAGAAATAGGATACAATAATGTAGACAAGGATTTCCTGTTTGCTCTCGGAGTAAAGAAATACACGAGTCTGGAATTACCAGATTCTATGTGGGTGAGAGACCCATCAACTATAAAAGTTCTCACTTCTCTGTTGGCGGACAAGCCTTCATATTTTGTGAAGATTCCTACAGAACTTCTATCTTTTATCAAGTCTAAGGGAAAATACCCAGATGGGAAAGAAGATAAAGCCCTGTATGAACTTTTAGTAAAATACTACCCAGAATTTATCAAAGAAATAGAATCAGGAAAGAAAGAAGTATTCCTAGATAATAAACTTATCTTTCGTAGGAAATACACATCGGACAATCCATATCCAATTCCTTATATAAATTCAGCTTTGGAAGCTCTACATCACAAGAGAAAATTAAGAAGAATGGATTACTCAATTATTGACAAGGTTATTAGTGCAATCATGCACGTTAAACTTGGAGATAAGGATTTTCCAGTTAACGACTCTGCAGAAGATGCTGAGTATGTTGATAACATCAGAAATCAATTAAGAATGCGGGGAACGAGTGACCAGGTGTTGGAGAGAATTTTCCAACTCATCACTAACCACACAGTAGACATCAAATGGATTTTTCCAGAGACTACTGCACTATTAGACACTAAGAAATACGACGATATTAATCAAGAAATATTATTCGGTCTCGGCTTTCCAAGAGTTCTTATCACAGGAGAAGCGTTAAGAAGTGGAACATCCGACTCTGAAATAGCTACACTATCCCCTATTAAAACAGCAGAAGGTTTCAGAAGAAAAGTTTTGGAAGTTATAAAAGAAATTTGCATGGAGGTATCGAAAAGGAACGGATTTAAAAGCGTTCCTGATGTACAATTCAGGGCAATTAACTTACATAAATTTACTGAAATCCTACAAGGTTTAACAAAACTATATGATGTTGCTGGCATTAGTAGAACATCTTTTGGCAAGGAACTTGGATTTGACTTCACAACAGAAGTTGATTTGATGGAAGAAGAGATGAACACTCTCAGAGAGAAAAGTCTCCCTGAATTTGGTCCAACTCCTAACAGCAAAGATTCAGTACTCCTAGACCCACAGAATACAGATGGTGTAGACACACAGAATCCTACAACTGGACCAGCTGAACCAGGTTCGGTTAATAAGGAAACTGTAGTAACAGGAGTTCAAAATGGCAAAAAATAAGGCTAAAATCAACAGTAATATGGAAATTGTGTTACAATTACTAGAAGAGAATGAAATATCGTCTGAGATGGGCGAAGCATTTGCTTCTTATGTACTAAATCCCACTGTTGTTTGGGCTAAGTTTATTCTAACAGATGACCGTAAAAATGCTAATGGTCAGAGAATTCCTAAAGAGGAATTCTCAAATCTTATGCGTAGTGGAATCCACATGCCTATTAAGATGGCTATTGGAGAAATTGCAGACGGTCATGACGACTCTAAGCCTCTCGGTGTAATTACACATCTAAAGGAAATTCTGACGGAAGAGGGAACCAATGCTCTAGTAGCATTGGCAGCTCTATGGGGAGAAGAAAGACCAGCAGACGTTAAGTATATCAGAGAGAGCTTCAACTCTGGAACTCCAGTAAATGTATCTTGGGAAATTCTATACTCCGAAGCTAGCTTCAATAACGACACTGGGAGTATGGATTTACACGATACTGTTCTCAGAGCAGCTACTGTGGTAGGAACTCCAGCCTATGAAGGCAGAACACAGTTTCTATCTGTAGCAGCTAAGAAATGGAGTCCAGCGTATATTGAAGAACTGCCAGATTCATCTTTCTTATATATTGATGGTAACGGAAAACGTTACTTCCCAATAGCAGATAAAGAAGGTTTGGTAGATAGAACAAAACTTACAGATACTATTGCAGCCCTGAAAGAATCAAACTTTTCTGAGAAAGTCATTGAAGATAAGACGAGAGTCTTAACCGACCTTATTAAAAACTTTGATGCGAATCTCAGTGTTGCAGAAATCTCCAGAAACTTTGTTGGAGGTAAAATTATTGTGGAGGAAGTTAAGTTGAACACAACAACAATTGAAGAACTACAAGCAGAAGTCATTAGACTTAATGCTAAGGTCGAGGAAGCAGCAGCAGCTTTGGCAACGAAAGACGTCGAAATTGCTCGCTTATCTGGACTGACTACAGGATTAGAAGCCGAACTAGCCCCACTTAAAGAATTCAAAGCATCAGTTGATGAACAGAATGATAAAGTGGCTAAGTTAGCACAGGTAAAAGAAAAATTTGTTGCAGCAGGTATTGATAAACCAGAAGAATTCTATGCTGAAAATGCAGAGAAACTAGCAGCACTTGATGAAGGTGCTTTAGACTTTATGGTTCAGGAACTAAAGGCGTTTGCCGAGAATTCCGATACAGTATCAGTTGCCTCAAAGAAAGTAACAAAAATTCCAGCTCTAGTCTCGGACTCAGAAGTTCCTACACAACAGGAACTTGTTGATTATTTAAAGACTAGAAATGCTAAGAAATAATTAGGAGTGATATAATAATGGAAATCAACCTTTTTAATGAAGTCATTGGTGCTGTTGCTCAAGATGCAATCGTCGAAGGACGTTTTTGTATTTTGACATCAAATGCAGTAGGTGGCTCATTTATGAACGTAGACACAGATTTACCAGGTGTTAGAGTACCTGCTACAGCAGAAGAAGCAACCAGAGCTATGTACTGTGTTACCTTCGCCGTAGACAACAGAGAAGTCCCCATTGTGGACTACCCTCAAACAACCTTCGATTTTCGTGGTGGTTTTGTTAACGCAACTGCTGGTCCTTTGACTGGCGTAAAGATGTGGTTAACTCATCCTGGAAATCAAGAAAGTCAAACAATACCTTCTGGTTACAAAGCATTAGCTTTCACAGACGCTACAGTTACACTACCATCTGGTCAGTGGGTCTATAGTGCTTCTTTGGAAACCCCAGGTGCTGCAGTCATTATTGAATATAGTGGTGCAGATGCTGGAAAACCAAAGTACACAGCTACCAATGCAGTTGGTGTCATAGGTTACGTAAGAGACTTTGACGCATCAAACAACGCTTTAACAATCAGAATCCTATAAATCTCTGGAGGATTATAATAACATGGAAGAAACTAAATTCAAGGAAGCTTTTGCTGCTCTACTCAAGGACGGTAGACGAGAAGCTTTGGCTCAGTTACTTGTAGAAGTAACAGGACCACAACATTTAACAACAGACTTCATTTCACTCCTTCTAAATTCACGTTCTCTTAACGTCGGTAGATAACATTGCCGCTTGGGGAAGTAATTTCCCTAGAAAACTTATCTAAAAACGGTGAAACTCCTGAAAAGGACAATACCGTGCCAATCTGTTATAGAAAGGTGTAGAGACTATGGATGAAAAAAATAAAATTAAATATGTAATTGCTTTTACTTATGGAGACGGGTACTTGGGATTTCATGGTAAAAATTGTAGATTTGAAGCCAATAATATAATAGATAATAAAGATTATATAGAGTGGAGAAAACAAATCTTATCAGAAATAACCGGAGTGAATTCTTATAATGTAGTAGATGGAAGAGATAATAGGAAAGTCTTAATTAAGACTTTTACACAGACTCACCCTCTATTTACAAAAGTACACTCTAGAATGTATCTAAATGGTAGAAAAGTTATTGACCCTCACTACCTTAAATTGTTGGACTGGGAAACACTAGCAATCTGGTATATGGACGATGGAAATAACAGACCAAACATAAGAAATTATAAAGACAAGGTTTACTATTGTACACCAACACCTAACTTGGCAACAAATTGTTTCAGTTATGGTGATAATCT